TAATTTCTCCCGGGGTGTTCACTCGAGAGAGCGATTTATCAGGCGTAGCACAAGGTGTAGCAGATATAGGTGGAGCTATTGTTGCTCCCTTCAACAAAGGCCCGGCGTTTTCACCAACACTATTACAATCAGTTAATGAATTAGAAGATAAGTTTGGTGTAGCTGATGGTGTTTATTATGGTCCTTATACCGCCAAAGAATATTTGACTGAACGAGGTAACGTAACTGTGTGTCGTGTAGGAGCTTTGACTGGATATAAACAAGAATATCCTTTTGTTGTTTGGGCCCTAAAAGGACAATACAATAGAGATAATGCTTCTGGATCATTATATCCATCATCATCTATTGCAACGGTATACCAAACAGGATCAAGTGCATTTGTTAATGGTGATATTTCTTTTACTGCTTCTGTAAACGCAACATTTTCATCATCAAACTATGATACCGCTTCTAATCCGCTTTATTATGGTCAAACGGTAAACTTAGGAAACTTCGTAATGGGTCCAATGTGGGTTTCCTCATCAGTTTCTCTTGTAAGTTGGAGCGAATTTACAACTGCTTTATCAAATGGTACTTTTTTATCTTCATCGACATTTACAAATGTTATAACTAGTTCTAATGCTGAACCATTTGATAGATTTACTTTCAATGGATATTTGTGGTCAGCAAAATTGAGTACCTGTGCTAATTATAGCACTTTACTTGTGGGGTCTATAACTGGTTCATTTGGGAAATATAATGGAACATTTACTCCATTAGGAACACCAACATTAGATGTTTGTACCAACCAATGGACCTCTTCAACCGCTGATTACAGAGTTCTTGCTGTATTAGCTGATACTCAAAATGGGACTATAAGTGATTTAACTGCTCCTGGATTTTCAGGATCAACATTCTATAGAGGGCCGCAAGCTGGTTCAACAAGTTCTTCATTATATACAGATGCTACTAGTGCTTCCATTTCCAAAGATTTTGCTGTTCAATTAAAATCATCTAATAGTACAACCGCTTACGGAACTTATGCTTTCTCAATAGACCCAGCAAGTCCTAAGTATATTACTAATGTATTTGGTAATGATCCAGAAGCTGGTAATCCTGATGATTATGCAGTCGGAACCAAAAAAGAAGCTGCTTATTTATACAAAGTATTTGAGAACCAAATTGCTTTGGTTGCTGCTAATAATACTAAATATTATATTAGCGGTTCATTTCTACCAAATGGTAATGCTAACTGGACTGGACAATTACTGGATTTTACTGATGATTATTCAAGAGATTTGAATAATGGAGATTCAACATTTAGTATTACTCATGCTACAACGCCTTGGATTATTTCACAAGCAGTTGCTTCGTGGGATGGTACTACTGCCGCAACAAGATTCCGCTTATTTAAGGCTCATACACTTGCTGATGGAACTTATACCAATACGTCTTATAAACTTGAAATAAGCAATGTTAAACTTGCTGGCCAAGTTGCTGGAAGTGATTGGGGTTCCTTCACTTTAACTGTAAGAAAATTCAGTGATACCGATAAAAAACCAGTTATATTAGAAACATATCAAAATCTTAATCTTGATAAAGATTCTTCAAATTATATTGCTAGAAGAATCGGTGATAGATATAATTACATCAATTTCGCTGGTAAAGTAATTGAGTTTGGTACTTTCAGTAATAATAGTAGATACATTCGTATTGAAATGGATACAAATCCGTGGGCAATTACTGCTGTTCCTGCTGGCTTTGAAGCTTTAATAACTCCAATTAATAGCAGCATGGCTTATTGGAATACTCCTGTAAAATATTCAAGAGCATCACTTTATGGTGTTAATCCTGGCAAATATCCTTCCGGTGTTGCTTTTACTGATGCCCCAACAGGTGCGGATGCTGAATTATCTTCTCTATATCCAACATCATCAACAGGTAATGGTGCTGCTGATGATAATTTACAATATTTTGCTCCTACTCCTGCTTTTGGTGCTTATCCAAGTATAGGTAGAAATCATACTTTTGCTTTAGACCAAACTACTGCGGATTGGGCAAATACAACTGTGGGTGGAGGTCCATCATCAACAGGAACTTATCTTGCTGCTGCTTTAAGCGGTTCTGTACCTTATGTATATGATGCTTCCAATGAAACCACTTATGTTAAAATGCGTAAATTTATTGTAGGTTTTCAAGGTGGTTTTGACGGACAAAGTCCAGCAATACCTATTAATATTGGTTCTGATATAATTCCTGGAAATACTCAAGGATTGGATTGTACTGATATTAATGCTGCTGGTTCTATTGCTTATAAACAATGTATAGCTGCTCTTGGTAATGCTGATGAGTTTGATATTAACCTTATTGCTCTACCAGGTATAATACACCAACACCATTCTTATGTAACTAATCTAGTAGTTGATATGTGTGAAAAACGCGGTGATTGCTTCTACATTATGGATCTTCAAGTAACACCCGCAACAGAAGGCTCGGTAGGTCAAATTGATGAAGTAGTAGGTTATGCTGCTACTTATGATACGAGTTATGCTGCTGCTTACTATCCTTGGATTAAAATCCTAGACACTAATACCAATAAAATCATCACGGTTCCACCTTCAGTAGTATTACCAGCTGTATACGCAGCAAGCGATAAGGTAAGTGCAGAATGGTGGGCGCCTGCTGGTTTGGCCAGAGGCGGAATTACTCAAGCGGTACAACTATGTGACCGCACAACACACGAAGAACGGGATACGCTCTACGAAGGTAAAGTTAATCCAATCGCAGCATTCCCAGGCCAAGGTATTTGTGTTTGGGGCCAAAAAACACTACAAAACAAAGCATCATCTTTAGACCGCGTAAACGTTCGTAGGCTTTTAATTAATATTAAGAAATTCTTTTCAAGCATCGCGAAATTTTTTATTTTTGAACAAAATGTAAGTTCCACACGAAATAAATTCTTAGCTATAGCTAATCCATATATGGAAAGCATAATTCAACGCAGTGGACTTTATGATTTCGAAATAAAAATGGATGACACTAATAATACTCCCGATTTGATAGATAGAAACATACTTTATGGTCAAATAGCATTAAAACCAACAAAAACTAGCGAATTTTTGGTCTTTGACTTCAACATACTTCCTACAGGAGGGGCTATATTTCCTAATGGTTGATTAGTAATCAGTTGTAAAA